AGCCATCGAACCAGCAAGGTCAGCCACCGTCTGCCCGGCACGACCCGCGCCAGCTTGGCGAGCGACCTCAGCGGCGACCGGCCCAGTTGCAGAGGCAACGCCTTGGATCACGGGATTCGATGCCAGCGTATTTCCAACCGCCCCAGTAACCCCGCCCGCACCTTGAAGCGCGAAACCGGTTCCCATTGTCGCCGCAGTACCAGTCGCCCTGCGACCAATCTGATTTACAAGTTGCTCCGTCCCCGCCTGCGGAACAGGAACTCCCGCATCCGTCAGTGCTTGCGAAACAGCGCCGGACTGTTCTGGGAACTGATAGTTGACTCCGAACGCCTTCAGGCCGGCGTTCATGATTGCGCCCAAAGCATTCGCAGGGATAGATGCGATGTCGGCCACTCCTTCGGCAACAGCTCGACCTGTCAGACCAAGCTGGCGTCCAGTCTGCGCAAGCATGCTTGGCGCTTCCTGTTCAGCTTGGGAAGGCGTGGACGCTTCTGGCGAAACCGCGATCTTCGCATTCTGCCCAGTAATCTGCGCAATCACCTCGCTTGGATCGGCATCATCCGGACCGTCAAGCTGATATACCTCGCCATTGGGTCCAGTGATTTCGTAAGTCGCCATCAGTTGATCCGCTTCAGCGTGAATGCGCCAACCTTTACGCTCTGGCCGACCGGAACGACTCCGGTGCCCTGCTGCTGAGGCTGTCCACCTCCGTTGATCAAATCGCTATAGCCGCTCTCAATGGCATTGAGCATATTGTCCAGATCGCCAATCTGCTGCTCGGTGACGGCCTCGTATTCATCGCGCGTCGGAAATTTTGCTTGATCCAACCGAGTCTCGTAGTCCGACATCGCGCCCACACCAGGAACGCGGGTTAGCGCCGTCAAGGTGCTGCGCATTTGGTTCACGGCCGCGTCAAAGGCTCGCCCCTTCTCGCTTGGCACTTTTCCCTGCCCAAACGCACCGGCCGACATTGATCCTTTCAGCGGCTCGAAGCGCTGGCGGATGTTGTTCAACTGCTGTCGGGCGAGCTTCACGGTATTAAGCTTCATTTTCGCCGTGGTAGCGTCTTTCTGGCTGAGCGTCGCCGTTTGATCTCGCTTAGACAGCACGTCGATTTTACCCGTGCGCTCATCGATCTGCGCGGACGATCCGGCCGGCAGCCCTGCCGCCGCGACTTCTTCTGCGGCCATTGGACGAAACTGGCTTACTGGCTTCTCAGGCGCACGCCCCGCTTCCCTAATCTTCTGTTGGTATTCGAGCAGGCTTCCGGTGAAATCACCGTTCGCAACGTCAGTCTTCCACCGCTGGGTAAGTGGGTCGGACGCGGGGGTTTGCGGTGCTTGGCTCGCAATCACCTTTCCGCCCTGCTGCAACGTATTAAAGCCGCCTACCTCCTGTGTCGTAAGAGGCGCCTGTCCAAGCTCTTGGTTAGCACGATTTTGCATCTGCGTGACGAGCTGCTTCACGGCATTATCATCGAGTGTCGCCCAGTCAATACCGTTCGCTGTCGCGTTTTTGACGAGATCAGGCTCGAACTGCTCAACGTAGTTTTTTGTGTTTGGCGCCTGCAATATCTGCCCAGTCTTGGCGACGATCTGCTGCGCCTTCTCTTTGCCGAGCACAACTTGGTCCGCGCGCTGCTGCCGTTCCATATCCTGCTTGCCAGCCTCAATGCGCTGACCTAGATATTGCTCCTGCAATCTATCTATCGTCCCCTGCCGACGCAGGCCCTTGATGGCCTCGGCCGTCTGGAAGACCCGGCCAAGGTCGAAGGTGTTGAACTCGGCCATTAGCGTGGCCCGCTCCAGCCGGAGTTGGTTGTTGCTGGTTGCTTAAGATATTGCTGCAGCATGAAGTTACTGATTCCGCCCTGAACGCTGTTATTCACACCTGCTGCCGTCTGGCCATAGATTGATGCGCGCTGATTACCGGCGTTGATGAGAGCAGCAGAATTGTTGTTCGCCATATTCGTACCAGCAGCGACCGTATTGCTCGTCGCGGCACTGCCAAGCCCCGCGATGGTCAATAGACGATTGGTGAAGTCACCGAATTGCTGAGAGGCCATGCCCGAGGCGTAGCGAACGCCCTCTCTGACTCCAGCACCGGACAATCCCCGGCCCCGAGCAACCAGAGATCGATCGATAGCCTTCTGGCCTTCCGCTAAGTTGAACTGATAGTCCGGGCTTTCGATGAAGGCACCCATATCTGGCTGCCTCTGTGTCTGAGGCTGGGCTTGTTGTGCTTGCTGGGTCTGCTGCTGTTTCAAGGCATTGATATCAACGCCGCTGTCATTGACGAATTTCCCGTTAGGTCCGCCAGGCTTCAGCGTGCCGATGCGCTGACCGGCGTACATCACATCGAACCAGCCAGGCTTGATCGGATTCAGCGTAGTGCCAGCCGGTAACATGTAATCGCCGATCTGGCGATCAGCCGCCGCGGCTTCGGCATTAGCCGCCTGCGAAGGTGGGGCAAAGCCATAGAGCCTTGCGAGCTGATCCATCGCGCTGTTGCCAATAGAACGCTGGCCAGCAGTATCGGCACGAGTTTGATTGTACTGCCGAGCCTGTTCACCGATGGAGGCACTCGTAGCTCCCCTTGTTGCGTCCGCTGCCTTGTCGCCTGCGTATATTGATGCCCCGGCGCCGATTGCTGCTGCACCGAGCGCTGCGCCCCAAATCTCAGCCATGCTCAGTACCCGCCAGTTGCGTTACGAAATGACAGACCCAGACCATTCTTCCGTCCTCTGCGTTGTCGGCAATTCCATGCCTCGGGCTGCGCGCGTGAAATCTCGGCGCATCGAAAATCACTGCGCGGTTGTAAAGACCTCGCACGAAATCCAATTGCTCCCAGTGCTCGTCTGATCCTTCAACCATCTGCTGCTTTAGCCGATCGAATGAAGCTTGATCCTTCGCGAGTTCTGCGAAAGAAGGCATGCAGGTCATGCCGGTCTCACGATGGCGATAGAAGCCAGTGCCAGAACGTTCGGAGTGATCAGATAGGTATACGATGCAGGTGATGTCACCCGCTTCACGGTCGCTGTGAACATATGCGGCTTCCGTCGACGAATTCGTCACACGGAAAAACATGCTGTTAGGGAAGATCGGACGACCGATGAAGTTAGTCAGGGCATGCAGCAGAATCGAATGGCGACCCCAAAAATTCATTCCCTCGTAGACAGAGGACCCGACCTCGCCCTTGTTGGGGCGCCATGTACCAAATCCGCTTGCTAACGCACTGGACCGAACTTCATCAATTAGGGGGCTGAATCCGTCGATGACGGTGATCACTTTCCAATCCACCCCGTATTCCCTGTTCCAGACTCTTTGACGTACAACGTCGTACCTGCACCGCCATCGGTTCTCAAATACAAGGAGCCAACGCCAGCAGTGACAACGGTTTCAGGAGACCCCGTACCGCTGAATAACAAGGCCAAGGCGGCTGGCTTGCCAGTCAGTTCCGCATAGGTCACCGCATCGGTTAGCTCTCGATACCGAGCGTCACCTTCGGTCTGAGTGAGGTATCCGGGATGCGGATCAGACGCGCCTTCGTGTGCCGCGATCGCCGCGATAACCTCACTGTCCCTGGCGATTGAGCCTGGGATGTCAGCATCGATCAGCGCGTAGGAGCCAAGGACATTGGACCGCCTGCCCAGAAACTGACCATCGCTGACGATGATGTCTGCCGGATCGCCGGTAGTGTTCGTGGCGCGGCCAATCACCGAGCATCCGTTCGAATCACGCAAGCGAACGTCGTTTACCGCGTTGTCGGCTATTGTTCTTGTAGAGACTGCATCGTCCGCGAGCTTCGGCTCACTGACCGCGCCATCTTTGATGATATTGCCGTCTACAGATTCATTACTCGGTGTGACTGGCGTCTCTCGAAAGAAGCGATCCCATTCGGCCGGATCTTTCGGAACTGTCTTGAATGACTTGATAGGCATCAGTAGCCCATCGCTTGGTATTCAGTCGTCGCGAGAATCAACGTGCGGCGCACCGGATCTGTGATGGCGTACTCATAAACCCGGTCGCGCGCCTGGCCAAGCCGATGCCAGCAAGAGCGATGGCGGAAATCACCGATAGCGCCCAATCCGCGCCACTTTTCATTGCTCCAGCTACGACCGCCGTCATCGGACCAGCGCAGCATCACTTGCGGGTCGCTACCCTGTCCTGATGTAAGACCGACGCCAGATTCGAACACAAGTTCGAGCCTTGCATGATTGAGCCGTCGATTGTCCTCACTCACCGCAGGTGAGGCGCAAGAAGACCTTAATACCTCGCCCCACTCGGTAAATGAGTTTGGGTCAAGTCGGCCAATTTTGTTGCTGGAGTAATCGCCAACGAGCCAAAGGTTGAATGCTCGAAGCACAAACAGCGGCTTCCAGCGGGTATCGCCGAAGCTCAGCCGCTCATGCCAAAGATCTGCCGAAATGTCGTATACGAAAGTTCCGTCAGACGAGGACAGCGAGAAGAACTTATGCCCGGCCTCGGACCACGCCATCGCATAGAAATTCTTATCGATACATCCCTCGATCCACTGCTCTACCGCATGTGTAGATTTCCGAACGGGCTGATAGCCGCTCAGCCAGTAGACGATGCCATCATGACCGATGAAATAGATTCCATTATCAGCCTTGGCAGCACCGAATTTCGCCATCAGGCCAATCTCAAAGTTGCCGTTTGGCGTCCTACTCAGCGGGAAGTCAGAATCGCCTGAGTCGTAGAAGACCTCGCCGGACTCTTTACCGAAGATGACCGCCTCGCCCTGATTCACCACGCAGCCAACGTTGCTGTCCGGATACTTCTCCGCTGTCGCGAAGTCCAATGCATCCCATGAGGCTGGATTGCGATTGGCCGACACGTAGAATCGACCAGAGTCAGACTCACCGACAATGAAATACCCGTCGAGTACCTCAACCCAATCAATCACGGGTAGGTCAGGGTCAGCAACAAGCTGCAGCGACGATCCGTTCCAGTAGTAGCCGCGGCCTCCGGTGACCAACATGACGTTGGTTTCATCGCCGGCCATATCGACGTAGCCTGAACCTGGAACATCTCCAAGTTCAGTGCCTGCGCCAAGGCTGTTCAGCCTGTAAAGCTTAGTGCCCGATACAACGTAAGGCACGTCGTTGACGACCAGCCCGCCGCGCATCGGCCCGGTTCCGACTGTCGAGAGCGCTGCTATCCCATAGGACTGAATAACAGCGGCGAACGTCTTTGCAAGCGGCGGCGCTGGCTCAAGATAGGAATTCACCATCCGCTGAGCGCTGAGCGGAAGTGATCGGGACCGGTAGGAATTGGTCCCGAATGGAATGCGCACTAGAAGTATTCCGGCTGCGCCGGCTCATCAGCGTATCTCGCCGACTGCCGCTTCCGAAGTTGCCGCTCGCCCGCTGATACGGGATCACTATCGAGCGCTCCCTCGATAGCAAGTTGCCCGAGCAAAGGGCCGATAATCCCGAACTCACTCGCACACGCATACGAGACGATGTTTACGACAGGAATGGACACTGCTTCAGGGATATCCTCATCGATAGCCCAGGACGCCAGATCCATATCCAGCAGTGCATCGTGAACAAACGCATAGCGCTGCGAAACGATCTGCCCATCATCCGCGTTTGGCGTCTCGCCGGCCGCAAGGACCTGCAACCTCTGCAGGACCTTGGTTCTCAGTTCAATAGGCGTCATAGAAAGGGCGGTCGCAGTCCCGCCCTACCTGTCACTTCTGACAGACCAGCGCCAGATACACGGTGCCGGCAGCGGCAGTACCCGGAACCGTGGTCGTCGTGATGGACACCTTTGACTTCGCGGTAAGCGCAAGCGGAGTGCAGCCTGCAAAGCTCTTGGCGCCCGTCTGAGCGCCGGTCAAACCGGTCGCGATGTCAGTGGAGCCTACCGTAACCTTCTGAACCACCGCCGGAGACACGTTCGTGTCCATATCGGTGGGCGCATAGATCACGCCGTAGATCGTCACACCCGAAGGCGCATAGCCCATCTCTACGACGTCGTTCAACTCAAGCTGAGTGGTCGCAAACGCAGCAGAAAAGGGAACCAGGAACAAGCCCGCCGGCAGCTCATAGGGAGCGTTGAGGGCGGTAGTTGCAGTTGTCTCGCCAGCCATGATCGATTACTCCTGAAAAATTGGAAAAGCGGAGCCGCGAGCACTCCGCCAAGGTTGGTTAGGCGTGCGCGAAGTAGCCGGTGACTACACCGTTTTGCCGCGGGGTCGTGGTGTCCGTTGCACCTGCACCGAAATACAGCTTGGCAACGTTGTCGAGCATCTTGATGCCCGCGCCGTTCACTTCGCCGTAATCGTCTGTGTCTTCGATGACCTTCGAGCGCAGCGCTACTGCATAACCCATTGCCTGAGCGCCAACCAGGTAAGCAGGGGCGACGGATGTCGTGCCCGATGCACCAGGCGTTCCAGCAAGCGAGCCGATCTCAGGCACTTCCTTGATCACCATGCCGTCACAGATCAGATCGCCACCGGTGAACAGCGGATTGTTGTCGCCCTGAGCGCGTACCCAGGCTTCGCGGTTGAGCTGAGCGAGAGCCGTCTGAGCCTGGCGGAACAGCTTCGTGCCCATGAACACGACATACCACTCCTCGTCATCACGAACCTTGATCGGCCGAATGATCGGATTGGCTGTCTTGGCCTTGTCCTTCAGCAACTTCAGGTTTGCTTCGGTGACGATATCGTTCGTCGTATCGAGCTGAGTGATATCAGCCGAGTGATCGGCAAAACTGCCTTGGCCTGCGCCGAACAGCACTCGGTCGCTGTTATTCGCCAGCCACACGTCCTTGATTGAGGTTTCGTCTGCATCCGCGTAGGCATAGTGAGTGTTGCCGTCGATGCTCATCGAGCCCAACGCGGTGATGATGCGATCGCGGAAGTCGATCTTTGCATCGTCCTTCAGCACCGCATCTCGCGCTTCGACGAGATCGATAGCAGAGAACTGCTTATCGGATTCCCAGATCGTCACAGCGAAGCGCGACAAGCCAATGGTCAGCTTGTTGGAACGGATGTTCATCGGCGTCTCATAACCTTTCAAGGTCTGATAACCGGTGCGAATCTTGCCGTTCGCTCGGGTGGCACCGAGCTTATTTACCAAGTAGATGTAGACGCTCTCGCCGCGGGCCTTTTGCAGGTCTTCGACGAGCTGAATCGGCGAGTTCTCATTCGTACCGATGTACTTAGAGAACTTATTGCCGCGGATGAACTCGCGATAGAACGAGTTCTGATATCGAACAACACGGGCATTAGCCGTGACGGAAGTCTGAGCCATGAAAATCTCCTAAATGGCTGCTCATGGCTTCCTTCGGGCAATAAAAAACCCGCTCTAGGCGGGTTGGCTTTTCCGAAAGAGGCTTGAACTAGCCGGCTTTGAATCGAACGATTTGGTTGATGTCTTCGGGGTCGGCGTCAGAGCCTTTAGGCGCGGCGCCGGATTGCATTTGATTCAGTGAGCGGGGTACGGCGGCGAGTTCTGCCTGAGCCTTCTGTATGGCCTCGAGCTGCGCGCTGAGAGCAGCGATCTGCTGATCACGCTTTGCAAGCTCTGCCTTGGATTCTGCCAAGACCTTTTCGCGGTATTTGGTGATATCACCTCCGACATCCCCCAGTTCCTTCAGTCTCATCCCCTCGCGGTAGATGTACTGCAGTTGATCGGGTGCCGTGTCCGCCTGATGCCTCATAATCGGATCGTTCTGCGCAGCCTGGAAAAAGGCCACCGCAGCGTCATCGAAATTTGGCATCTGAGTCTTCGCCAGCGCCACTTGCAGCTTGAAGATAGTGTCTTCAAGAGGCGCTAACCGCTCCTGAAAACGCTCACCCAACGCTACGTCCGGGTTCTCGAAGAAGTCCGTCTTCGGCTTTTGATTCTGCTGACGCAGTGCCGCGACTTCCTGCTCCAACTGCTGACGCTTGCGGCGCTCATCGATGATGGCCGCCACGTCCGCCTTGGTGATGGCAGGCTTCTCTTCTGGCTTAGTCTCTACCTTCGGCGCGAACCGTCCCGCATCGTCGCGGGCCACTTCCTTTGCCTCAGGGGTCTCAACAGGGGGTTCCGTCTTCAGCTCATCTGCCGGCGGCGCAGTATCGGCTTTCGCCGGTTCGCCCGTGCTGAATGGGGTATTTCCCAGAATGCTCGACAAACTCTCCATTTCTTCGCTCATACACACCTCACTTGAGAACGCCCGAAACCCGGCGGCGGTGATCGAAACGCCCGTTATGCCCGGCGGCGGCTAATCGGATACTCGATAAGCAAGTGCACTCGGTCTGTGTCGCCGTCGTTCACTGCCCAATGCAGGACGCTGCGATCCACGATGCGATAGCGCTTGCCTAAATCCAGGTGCTGCGACCGCTCGACGCCTTCATCATCCCAGCAGATGAAAGCGCGATCGTTGGTCGAGCAAACAATATGATCGGTGTAGAAGTAGTCCACGACGCCAGGTGGATCGCGATGTCGATAGACATTCGATCCAGGCGCCATCTTGATGAAGAATGCGCGTGAGCTACCAGCAAAAAGCGGTTGGCTTAGATCCGCCTCGGCTGTGTCGTACAACCTACCGGGCGGACGGTGCCAATGGCTCACGCGATTCAGTACCTCAAGCGCTGCCACGTGATCATCACCGGGAAGCTCTATCGCAAAGTCAATCAATTGACGCTCACCTGAGTCTTCCCGGCTGGCTTACCGCCAGGCTGCGCGCCTTGATCGGCACCACTAGTAAACGTCGCGAGTTTCACGGCGGTATCTATTTCTGTCTCACCCGCTGCCGCCTCGGACTTCAGCGCATCGGCATTGACCTTACGCACCTGCCCTTCCTTCAGCATGGTCTCCAACTCCATCATTCGCTGCTGAAGTGCGGCCATTGCCTTTGCGGCCGGATCGTTCTCGCCACTCATCTGGTCGAGAATGAGCTTCTTGGTCTGTGATCTGAGTTGAGATGCAGTGATAAGCGCCTTGGGCGGTATCTGTACTGCGCCTGACTTCGCTAGTTCTACAAGCTGGACGAATTCCTCGGACTGCACCGTGATCGTATCCGGCGCCTCATCGATGATGATGTCGACATCCATCTCAGCGACATTGTTCTTCAGCTTGGGCTTGCCGTTGTCCAACACCGGTTGCTGCATCGCAGGGTCTTGCGCAGCCTGCTTCAGTATCTCCGCCTTCTGTTCAGGCGGCATCGGGTCATTCTTGAGCTGTTCGGCCAGCAGATCGCCCTGAAGGACAGGCTGGTTAAGTCCAACAAACTTGACGTTATCCTCATCATCGGTCACGCGTATCCACATCTCGCGCGTCCAGAACTGACGCACTCGATTCCATGCCTTGCGATACATCCGCAGCTTCCAGGATCGGTGCGCATTGGCGAGCGGCGCCGTCATCAACGAACCGGCTTGCTGGTCGAGTTGCTTGGCCTTACCGGAAATATCACCGGTCTGCCCCATCAGCGCAGCATTGGGGCCGGTCGACGACAACTGCGCATCCGTGTACTGCAGCAACTGGAACTGGCCCTGCGCCATATCCAGATTCGTCACGATCTCGGACTTCATGCCAGGCGTATATTCGATCACGCCATCAGGCTTATGCAGTTCCGCGCGAGCCTTGTTGATGTCCGTGAAAGCGCCCTTCTCCACGTGCATCTGCTTGGTATTCAGCAGGTGCAGCATCTTCGAATGGCGCTTGTTATGCGCGTCCTGAAGATCGATCCAGCGCTGCACAGAACCGAAGGGGTTGCCGTCTCGATCCTTGTAGACCGCCTGCAACTCAATACAGCAGTCCGTCTTCCCGTCTTCGTCCTTGTAGTTCGACACCACAGGACCTTCGAGGTATCCACCAGAACACCACACCGCACGCATCCACTTTTCAGACTTGTAGAAGTACGTCGTGAAAACCTGAATGCGCTTGCGCTTGCCGGTCAGCACCGCATAGCGCGGCTTGTCATCGAAGGTATCGCCTTCGGTATTCTCTGTGCCCGCCCAGGACTCGGAGATGATGTCCTTCTTGTCAGGCCACATGGACTCCGCCTTATCGGCATACATCCAAGTGAAAAAGCCCTTGTATCCGGCGTCTGAGAAGTCAAGTTCCCGAGAGTGCGGGTCATAGTAGGTCCGATCCCAAGGGATGCGGTTCATCTTGACCTTGGGATGCTTGCCCTCGCGCTTCTCGATGATTACCTCACCAGCGCAAAGACCCTCGACCATCAGATTGTCATAGGCGGCCGTCGTCACCTCGGTGAAAGCGTTATCGTCCTTGACGTACCGCAGAGCGTCTGTGGCCGCGTCTGCCGCCTCATCGTGCTCAGGGGTGCGCGGATATGCCTTAGGGTCCGTTCGCGTCTGCTGCTCGATGCCAATGAGCGTGTCGCACTTGTCCTGGATCTTGTTGTCGATCACAGGCGGCTGTTTGCGCTTCTTTAGCGCCTTCAGCTCTTCGTCGGATAGCTGCTTGCCGTTCTTGTAGTCGCGGCACTTCTCGGCTTGCTCACGAGCCGATGCGGTGGATGTAGCGTAGTCCCGGAACTCGCTCAGGCGGTCTTCCAGGTCATCGCTTACGCTACTTTCCAATTGTCCTCGTCCTTATCTTCAAATCCGCCATAGTCTGGTTGCGCTGGCTTTTGTTTGGCCACGCTCGCAATCGCTGGATGCGACTGATCGATAGCTCTCGCCATCAGTCCACACATATCCACATCGTCGTCGTATTTACCTGCCGGGAATTGCAGCAGCTGAGTCAGAATCTTGTGGCCATGCTCGTTGTCCGGCAGCAATACCTTGCCCATCGCGGCACGCGCCTGGAGCGCTAAGGCTCTTGAAGCCTTGTCCGAGATACTCGGCAGCCAGCAGTCATCAATGCGGCAGAACGCCTTGCGCTCGCGCATACGCTTCTTCAGGAAAGGCTCGACCGACCTCTTGATGACTCCCGATTCACCGAAGAAGGCAAACGGCTTCTTGGCGAGGATCTGGTCGCAGATCTTATCCACCCACACATCAGCCGAGGTCTGCCCGCTCCAGTAATCGACGGCCAGATACAAATCGTCATTGGCGTCGATACCGTGCGTCCCAAGCGAGGTGAAGTCTCCACCCTCTTCAGTGACCGCAAAGTCGCTCGACATGAAGTGATTGAGCAGCGGCGGCTTTTGGTAGAACCGGAACCACTCACGCTTGAAGAACGTACCCTCATCAGGCGTCGGGTTTTGCAAGTAAAGCGCTGACCACTTGCGTGGACCGGATATCGCCTTGATGCGCTCTAGCGCCGCACGGTCATATCGCTCAATCCACGGCGGATCATCCAGAAGCGCCGGCAACTCAATGATCTCCCACTTATCGCCGCCGTGATTCTGCTGCTCGATGAGCCGGCCAACGAGATCGTCCTCATGCATTCGATGCTGAATGACGATGATTGGCCCACCAGGCCGAATACGGTTATAGAACGTACCCGTGTACCAATCCCACGCCTTGTCTCGGGTGAGCTGGCTTTGCGCCTCTTCCCACGTGGCAAACGGATCGTCGATGATCCCAAGCTCGCCTCCACGGCCCATGAGCGCACCGCCCATGCCAACCGCGTAATAACCACCGCCCTCATTCGTGGACCAGCGGCCTTTGGCCTGAGAGTCCTCCGCCAGTTGCGTATTCGGAAACAGCGCTCGGTACTCTTGCGAGTCAATGCAGTTCCTAACCTCGCGGCCAAACTCCTCAGCTAGCTGCGCTGTGGCTGACGCCGATATCACCTCAGTGTGAGGGTCCAGGCCCAACAGATAGGCTGGATACCGCCGACTCGTAACTGTGCTTTTGCCATGCTGGGGCGGGCACAGCAGCATCAAGCGGTCAATTTCCTTACGAGCGACGCGATCTAGCTGTTCGCAGATTGCCTTATGAATCTTTCCAGGCTGCCAGCGAGCAGTCGTGTACTCAGTGAAGCTCTGGAGGCTGCGTCTCGCAGCTCTCCGTCTCAGCAACTCCCGCGCTGCGACCTGTGGCGATATCTGCAAGTTCGTCATCGGTTAGATCGCGTTCGTCGCGATGAGTAACGGTCGCATCAATCTCCTTAGGAGCCAAAGCCGCGTACATCTTGTAGAAATCCGTTTTGTTCTCTTTCGCCCACTCGGCCATTGCGGCAGTTGATCCGAGGCGGGTAAACACCGCGACAATATTGTCCTTTACCTGAGCGCTGACCTTATTCGGCCTGCCTTTTCTGCTAGCCACACTCTGTATCTCAGTTGATTGATTAGAAAAGCTTTACGATTCGAATCCACGCAGGTTCTTGATCAGGTACCGATACTCATCGGCGTATTGAGAATCGGTCTCGTAATTGGCCTGGACTGAGATCACACGTTCCTCGAAGTGATTGCGTCTGCGTGAGTCATCGTCGTAGACATCGTTCTCGCCGGCTGTCACGTTGATGATCACGGTTGAGGCGGCGGGGATCTCGGTCCAGTCAGTGACGATACGGTCGTTGGAGACATCCCTGATGCGATATCGCACCGAGGTAGGAATGACAGGGACTTGAGTACGAGTCGTGAAGCGCGCCTCCAGGGACATGGCGCTGGACTCGTTGACCACATCCTTAGCCATGGTTCATCAAGCGGCTGCCACTGTAACCGTAACCGTGAGTTGCCACGACTGGGTGTTAGCCTTGGTCCCGAGCGACTCCACCTTACGGCTCCACATGATCCCTGAGGTGGATGCGTTGAACACGCCATGCTCGTTCCACGCGTAGTTGGCATCGCCCGTACCGAACAGCGACCGGAATACCAACTGATTGCTCGATCTCGTTGGATAGGTTGACTCCATGGCCTTGCGGAGCTTATTGCTCGCGGCCTGAAGGTCCGTTTGTCCTGCAGAGAACGCAGTATTGCTATCCCCTACGCCCAGATAGGCATTGCTGCCTGTGAGCGGGATGAATCCGACTTCGCCTATAGAGGCTTTCGCGATCTCAACCGCGCCTAGTGTCGTGAGTGCCATCAGTCTCTCCGGTAAACGACGCGCAGTTCAGAGGCCGAGCCGCCTTCAAGGATCTCGGCGCATCGCGGATCGTTGATGGGATTGGCAGGCATCTCCTGCACACCCCGAATCTTGTTCATCAGCTTTCGCGGCACGTTCCACCACGGACTGCGAGGGACGAAGTCCCCGTCCATCTTCACGAGCTGGAAATTCACCGTTCTATCGTTCATAGCTTCCTGATCCAGATCTTTGGATAACTCGCCTTGAAAGTGATTCTTTGCGGCCGGCCGGGAATGACGACCGAGCCTGATTCGGTCCACGAGACCGACCATGTATCGAAGCCATCGCGCGGAACTTCGCCGACGAAGATGTTGAGTAACGAGCCCTCATCCCAGTCGATCGTCCAGTCATCGGTGCCAGCGATCGCCTCGCCCGTCGTATCAACGACGCCAGCCTCGCCCCAATCGACCGTCCACGTATCAGTGCCGGTGAGCACCACGCCAACGGCAGCAGCCTCGGTGAAGCTGACTGACCATGTATCCGTGCCGGTCTTGAGCGTGACGCCTGAGATTCCCAGGCTGACGCTCTCGCTCCAATTGATCGTCCAGTTATCGCTGCCAGGGACAGTGAGGTGCAGCGACGAGAACGCGGCTTCAGTCCACGAGACCCGCCAGGTGTCAGAGGTAACAACCTCCTGCTGATCTACATTGCCTTCGGTCCAGGAGACGAGCCACGTATCAGTGCCGGACAGTTCGGCGAGGATCTGCTCAGTCTTGCCGCTGTAGTCCAGATGAGGCGTGACCGGCGTGGCGGCGGGGCCCAGTGCCGTGAACTGAATCGTGAACGGCCTGGGGACCTCGGAAGAGTCCTTGCCGACGAAGCTCTGATTCCTAACGCCAGGAGTGGCAGTCAGGCCAAGCTGGGTGAATGTCTGGGTGTAGGGCCGTGGAAACTCTGCTGTCGCGTAATCTGCGCGATAGATCGGAGCGGCGGCGGATACCCCTAGAAGGCCAAGGGTTGTGATCGCGCCGACGAGTGACGGCATGTCACACGATTACGAAATCAGTGGCGTTAGGTACTGCCTCAGTGAGCGTCGAGAAAGTGAACCGGCCTCGGCCACCGTTGAGGGCATAGTCGGTGATCAACGTTGCCTGACCCGTAAGAGCGCCAGAGACAAAAATAATCACACGTCCGTTGTAGTGATCCGCCGTCGCCTCGTTAATGTCAGTCTCCATGATGGAAGTCGTCGCGGTGAACGCAGTGTTATCAGACGTTCCGGTAACTCCACCCAAAGCCATCTGCCGATGCCGCGCAAGCGCGCTCGTGCTTCCACCCAGCTCAGTGGTGTCAACTTGCTGCAGATCAGTCAGCAGTACCCAGGAATTGTAGATATTGGCCGGCACAACCAGATAATCCTGCCGGATCGGCAGTGCACCCGACTCATGGACACTCACAACCAACGTCCCAAGCGTCGCTGTGTCCGTCGTATTGATCGGGCAGGTGTACAGCCCATTGGAGCGGTGCGTACAGGTCGTTGCCTCATTCTTCTGAGCAAGCGTGGTACCGCCTTCCTTCCACAGCAGCACATCTGCCTGTGACAGCGTGAGCGCAGTCTCGGCCGTCTTACCGTCCGTTTCGTCAACGAATGGGCCAAGCAACAGAGTCGTTGCTGTTGATTGCTTCAGAAGTCTCATTCGCTGGCCTCAGAAATGAAAAAACCCGCACTGGGCGGGTTATGGGATCGGCTGTTCATGCGGATCAGTTGTTGTTACGGAGATTCATCATCATTGCGGAGCTGCGAGCCGCTTGGGATGTCGAAGCAGACTCAGCAAAAACCATCGCGGTAATCTTGTAGTCATGGCCACCGTATTGGCCTGTCGCTGTGCCGGTGGTATTGCCCGTTGCGGTTACGCGCTTGTCCTGAAGACGCGCATATGGGTTTGCTCCACCAAACACCCATCCAGTGCCGCGAGATGTGAACCCAGTGCCAGCCGCAATCGTGAGCGTGTCGGCGACATAGTCAGCGCACCATGCGATGAACAAAGCAGGCTGCGATGTCACGTTTACGTTTCCCGTGGTCACCGCATCCGTCGCGCTACCGAATGCCGCGCTCGCCGGATTGGCCGACGTGATGAAGGAAGCGATGCCGGTATACTCGGCGACATAAATGCCGCGCTTTGTCCGAGCGCCGTCAACATAAGTCGCAGTCACTACGCCTGCGCCAGCAGTGGAGTTCAGCTTGTAGAACATCCGCAGCCGAGTGCCGCCGTCGTTGACAACATCACCCGCTTCGGTAAACGAATCGGTTCCGTCACCAACCGTTACTGTCGAGTCGCCGCCTTCGTAAAGCACCCAGGCGACACGACAACTTCCCGCGGTGACGCTCGCGCCCGGAGTGGCGACAATAGTGGTTGCACTTCCAGCGTTGGAATTCTCTGCTTGCTGAACAAATGCGAATGGCATTACCAGTCATGTCCTACTGTTGAAGTAACACCTGTCCAGCCAATATCAACTTGTGCTCCACTGATGAGGCCGCCCACTCGCCCTGCGGCTAGAAGCGCACTACCAATCGCCGGTGTGAAATCCGATTGCGTTGAGCCGTTCTGATTCAACAATCCCAGTGCACCAACGACCGGGCTGTGAGTATCCCGACCTGCCCATGGAAGCGTTGTGTAAGACGCGCTGCCAACGTTGTCCTCGACATTGAATCGGCTGTACCGGTTGTAGTCCCACACATTGATGCGAGTGCTGATGCTCTGCGTCCCAGGCGGGAAGCGGAACATTCCTGGACCAAGGCCAAAAGCAGGATTCATGTAAACCGCGTTGTTGTAGAACTTCAGCGACTGTGAACTAGATCCACCTTGGAAATTCGCGTATCCAAAGTCGCAGGCATTGGTTCCCGCAATTAGATCCATGACGATCGTGTTGTTGTACATCTCGAAGATGTTCGCCGCATCGCCTTGGGTATTCGCGGAGTTCGCGCCAAAACACCAATTCACGCGAGCCGCGCAGCCGTACAAATAGTTGTTTGAGGTATTGCCGGTGTTCTTGGTCGCCGCGCCCTGAACAAGCCCAGAGCAATCGGTCACCAGGTTGTACCGGAACGTGATGTTCTTGCACTGGCCCTTATAGAAGGCCGCCTTGCCCATGCGACGGAACGTGCAATTCTCAATGGTCCAATTCTCTGCACCGAACATGCTGCCTATGCCACTGCTGTCGTTCATAGCGATGGCCTGGGTCAGCGCGAAGATGTCTTCGAACAGGCAATTGCGAACGGTGATGTTCTGCTTAGGTGTTGCCTGAGTGCGCGTGTAGATCGCGCCTAAATTATCGTCAGTCGTATTAGTTTTGCGCTTGGCGTAGGCGTCCGCGACCCAGCAACCCTCTATCAACACGTCGTGGCCACTTTCGATAACCCAGCCATGGCCGCCGATCTCGAACATCTTGATGTTCTTGATGTCGATGAATGCAGCATCGATGCGAATCGTGTCGATGGCTCCGGTACTGCTGCCACCTTGCGGATAGACACCGCTACCATTATTCGTCGTAATGACAGCCTGCCGCGCATTCACAGCTTGAACTACCGTGTGAGTGACGCTCGTACCAGAGGCAGCGCTCGGAATGCCCATCAGGTATGTATTGTTATCGCCGCCACTCGCTCCGCTGATTCGATACGTACCATCGAGCAAGCCGATTCGCTTGGTAGCGATTTGAGCTGCCTTAGAGCTGAGAGCCGTAATCGCCCACGGACTTGCCTGAGTTCCGCTGTTGGCATCGTTACCTAGAGGCCCGATGTAAAAATCGAACGTCTCAACATACGGATTCGTCGTATTGCAAGCGCCGTTGATAGACGCAATGAACGGCTCCGTCTCGGCCGGATACGTGTGATACAGCCCACCGTTCGTGAAGGTATTGTTGAACCACACGAAGTAGTTAGGGTTTGTCGAGCCGCCAGCAGAAAGCGCACCGCTGACGTTGTGTGCGTAGATCTGCGAAGAAGTCGCACTAGGACCGCCCGATGAACTCGCCGGGTACTGGCTCTCCGACACCCAGGACATCCGATTGCGATAATCGATCCCGCCGACATTGCCGGTGTAGATCGGATTGCTATCGTAGATGCGTGAGTAGTTGTCCGGACCACCGCAGGCGATCTGATTGGCGTAAGCGTACGCGATCAGATCCTGCATCTGCGCACTGGTGTCGAGGTAATTCGTCATTACCCGAACTTCAGTGTTCGGCCACGAAGCGCGCATCGCGCTCATCCAGCGCTTTAGCTGCGTAATCCAGTTCGTAGTGTTGTAGCCGCTACCGCCCAAGTTGGCGACAGCCGTCTCGCCAATCGAGAACATGACAACGGTGGCATTGTTCTTGTACCTATTCGCGAGTGCATTGCACATCGCGATGTACGCGTCCATGACCGTCGAATTCCACAGATTGGCCACAGCGACCAAGCTGCCGGGTGGGGACGCCGGGTTAACTCCATCCCACAGCGTGTAGCCCGGACTACCTCCCTGGATCGTCGCGAGGTAAGCCGGGAACTTGCCGGCCGCGCTGGTCGTACTGCCGCCGAAATACTGGAATTTGACCTCCAGCATGAGCTTCTTGCCGACTGCGGCTGCCT